GAAGCTATGTACAAAGAGATAATGCGGTCGATGGAGAATTTTGTAAAGGGCAGTAAGAATTATCCTCCGATTCCGAAGGATGAACAATGAGTACGCCTAATAGATTCTTTAGACAAAAAGCAGTTCAACAGGAATTGCAACTTGCGGGCAATGCAAATCTTGACTGGACGCGAACAGATGCTGCGAATAACGCGAAAAAATGGATAACAAGGTATCGTCGTAATTGGGATATTTTAGCACAAGAATTATTTGAATGGAAGTTATATCCAGTACAGTTGTTCAAGCTTCACATGATGGGTGTGGCGGATTGCTATTGGGATGTCTCAACCAGAGGCACGGCAGATTTTATACCTGAGTTAATTGAAGTATGGATAAATTAACTTGTAATCGGGCAAAATCGGTGAAAACCCTCCATTTATAAGGGCAACGCCGAGGTAAGCAATAGTTTAACATCTATTGCCACCGTAACGAGTAGAGATTGAAACTTTTGTAAAAAAGAATATAATATCTCCAAGAGTGTCCGAGATACACTATACAATAGGATCGAAACGTACTCTAAACTTATGGGAAAATGGTTTACCATAAGAGAGCAAGATAAAGAGCTTGCTGATAACACAATTGAAAAAGCTTTCTGGTTGGTGCGGGTGCATTATGTGCCCTTACATTATATCCTTATGCAGAAATTGTCATAACATCCGAAACAGTTGGTCAGGCTTCGCGTATTGTTGAGCAAAAAATCAAAAAAGAGCTTATCTGCAAAATGTCTCCTTATCTTAGATGGTTATACGAACATGAATACCTTATCATCAAAAAAGGTACGGGAGAAGATGGTTTTGCTTATGTTATTGAGAATAAACTAAACGGCGCTTCTTTGATTGTCGCGGTTTGTGCTGAATCGGCGCGTGGTATTCGTTCAACGTTCACTATCTATGAAGAGGCACGAAGACTTAAGAAAAATCTTATTGATTCTGTCTTTGAGCCTATGGGACACAATCGCCCTACACCGTTTTTATCGTTAAAGGAATATCAAACATCGCGATGGATTGAAACAGCGAAGAGCGTCTATATAACTTCTACACGCTACGAGTGGGAGTGGTTTATAAGGGCGTTCCGAAAAGCGGTTGTTTTACAGTATTCGCAGACGCATGAAAATTATGTTACCGTTGCCGAGGACATATTCACTGCAATTTGGGAAGGTTCGCGAACATGGGCTGATTACCGTAAGTCGAAGCGGCAAATGGCAAAAAGTGATTTTGATATGGAAATACTTAATGCCACACAGGGTATGGTTGAAGATTCATTCTTTAGTCTTAAACAATTTGTTGATGGTCAAGAAATTGAAGATGCCTTTGTCCCACCTACGGATATGCAAGTATTTACAGATTCCAAACCGACATTCCGCCCTAAAGACCCGATGAATGAAGTGCGCATTATTGGTGTCGACTTTGCGTTTGCGAACAAGACTGGCAAGACAGGTGTGGATAACGACAATACCATCATTGAATGCATATCAGGTATTTGGAAAGAGAATCATTTTGAGCGAAGACTTGAGTATATTACACAATGGGAAGCGTCTGATTCAACAGGTGCGGCATGGCGTGTGCGTGAGCTTTTCCAAGATTTTGAAGCAGATTATGTTGTGCCCGACTTACGTTCGGGCGGCGAAACTATTTACAACATTATGACCGAATATCGTGAGCATCAAAAGCGTGGATATTCATGGAACGCTCATGGCTTGACGGTGTCTAATAAAATGGATTACCAAGTTATTTCACAAGGTAAGATTGATGACCTTATTCACCGTACGATTGACCCTCAAGCAATTCCGTGTATCTTGCCTGTCATCGGCGGCACAGAGATTAACAGTCAGTGTTGGATGGCTTTGCGCCATCAGCTTGAATTGGGCAACATTAAATTCTTAACTTCGCTTCAGAACAAACAAGAATTGCTCGAAGATTCAGGTGAATATTTTAAGATATCATCCGAGGAATTGGCTGAAGTTCTTGCGCCTTATGGCGAAACTGACCTGTTAATTCAAGAAGCTGTTAAGCTGAATATTGAAATAAAACAAGACAAGGTCGTTCTTAAGGAAGACCGTAATAAGACAAAAGACCGTATCGTTGTTCTGTCTTATGTCAACTATATTTTTGACAAGATAGAAAATGAATGGAATAGACAATTACAAACCAAGGATGACATTAATTGGGATGATGTTGAATTGGTGTTTTAATTAAATTAAGAAAGGGGGAGTATAGTGGAAAACATAGAAAAACTCTCAGCCGAACAAGTTGAAGATATTACCAAATTCGCAATGGGATTAGCTTATGCCTCCCCTGCTTCTAATTTTTATTCGCCGTTTTTAAGTAATCAGCTTTTACAAAGTCTCAATACGGTTAAGATACCATCATATGATAAGATAAAAGAAGCGTTGGCAGATTATACAAAAACATCTGGTAATCTTAAGAAATATGTTGAGTTTGCTTCATACTTTGACATGATTTTTAAGCGGACGCTGTATTCTTATGTTAATGCGCTTTCTTTTGATTTGTCCTATGTCTGTACAGACGCTTGTACCAAAGAAGATTACGAAAGCAAAGAATATCTTGCCGACAAGCGCAGGGTTGAAAATTTCTTGTTAAACTTTGATTATAAGAAAGAATTTTATAACGTTGTGATGAATGTTATGAAGTCTGAATATTATTTTACATGGTTTAGAAAGACTAAGCCCGGTAATGGCAAGAAGATGAAGTATGCGCTTCAAATTCTGCCGCAAGATTATTGCATGGTTACAGGTTCTTGGGAGAAGGGCTACCTGTTCTCAATGGATATGATGTATTTTATTCAACCAGGCGTTGACTTGAATACATTCGACCCATCATTGAAAGAGACATTCCAAAGGACGTTTAGCAACCGTACACAGGAATATATTCCATCTGCACCGCTTGATAACCGTAAGGGTGTTTATGCGTTGTGGGCTGATGTATCACCTCAAAATGGGGCATGGGGCTGGAAATTTTCTACGGCAGATTTTAATTCAACGCCCTTCCTTGCACCGTTTACTAAAAACATAGCAATGAATAA